GGCGGCTCTAACTGCCACCATATCACGTTGTAATTGGCGTTGTTTTTCTGCTTCAGCGGCCTTAAATGCACGTTCGTCTGCGAGAAGTTGGTCTTGTCGAGCAAACTGTAATCCCATTTTAGCCATATCATTTTGTGACATATAACGTCTTGCCATAGGGCTTAAACGTACACCGAGAGCTTGACCTAAACTTGCAAGCATTTCTGCGTTAGAACTATTCTTACTATTAGCAATCATCTGTGCTAGTTGACCAGCACCAGTTAATTGAGTTGATTGGTTATTTAGTTTAGCTTCTTCCTGTGCCTTGGCAATCGCTGATTGCATAAGTTGTTTATCACTTTGAGCGTAGAAAGGAGCCGCTAGCTTACCACGTGCTAAGTGATGTGCTTGTGTTGATAATGCACTACGTAATGCGTCGTCACCAGCGGCTGATACATTTTGTTTAGGTGCATTAAGGATACCCATAACTTGACCAAAGTCAATTTGCTCTTTTGGGTCGTCTAATTGGAATTGAGCCGCTAAATTAATAGGTGACTTACCTTGTTGGGTGTAGTTAACAGGGATATTAGAACGTCCACCGCCACCAATTGATTTAACATAATTACGAGTTTCTTCAATTGGGATAGTATCTGGTGAACCGTCCCAGCCATTACTAATCCAGCTATCAACATTACCAGGACCAGCGTTATATGCCGCTAAGGCTTTAGTTATATCCCCACCATACTTTTGCAAATTTTGGGCGATGTATTTAGCACCGCCCATTGCACTTTGGTATGGATTTGTCATATCTTCAATGCCTAAATCTCGTGCTGTATCTGGCATTGTTTGGAATAAGCCTGTAGCACCAGCAGAACTTACGGCAGTTGGGTCAAAACCGCTTTCTTGTCGAGCTACACGAGCAAGAAGGTCTGGGTCTACGCCAGTACTATTGGACGCTTGAATAATAGCGTCTTGGATATTACTAGGCACATTCCCGTATTGAGAAAAATCCATAAACCCTCCTTATCCAAGTAAACCAGGCATATTTGCTTTGTATTGATTATATGTTAAGTAATCATTATCATGTAAGCGTTTGCCAGCATTGATATCCTTATATTGATTCCAGTAATCTTGTTGTTTTAATAGGCCAGCGTTAATACCTTCTGCATTTGTTGGGGTTAAAGCTGGGCCATTATAGCCCATTGCCGATAATTTAGCGTTACCACTAGCCCAGCCAGCACTATCACCTTTATCAAGTCCCATCATCGCTTTTGCTTGGTCTAAAAACCCGTTATATTTATTCGCTTCATCATTAGCAAATTCGTTATCTTGATTTTTAGCTTCTCCACGTGCCATACGGTTATCTGCTAGTAAGCCTAACCCACCAGATACTGCACGGCCTAATTGAAACCAAGGGTCTGTTGCTGGATTATACGGAATGACTTGCATTTAATTCCTCCTCTGTAAAGCCTTCTACTATAATACCGTTTGCATAGAACATATTAGAACCTGTGCAAACTAATTCATATACTGGCACGATACGACCAGCTTTAAAATCAATGATATGCTCAAAGCCACTATCAGTAAGTACTTCCATACCTTCTTCAAGTTCGTCAATAGCTTTGAGACCATCTCGTGTCCATACTGTTTGTGTATGAGTTGTTTCTAATGAATGGTTATCTGTAATCAAGTGCATAGTTTCTCGTTCCCCACATTCAACTACTTTAAGCACTTTCTCAATACCATCTTTAGCCACAACAATATCTCCCTCATTAATTTCGTTAATAGGGATATAGCCATAGTCAGTTTCAATTTCGACTTCTGCTGGGAAACAAGCTAGATAAGAACCAACGCCTTGCATTAGACCGCCGAAGAAACCAGAGCCTTTTTGTGTCACATAACCACGTCCATTATTCATCTGGCTAGTAGCCTGTAATGCGTCTGTGTTTGATTTATTTTGACCTTGAGCTAATTGCAAATATTGTTGAGGATTTGCAAATGAGTACATATTTGCTTTGTGAGCCAATTCCAAAGGATTGAGTGCAAATTGATATTTTTGGTCCAATAACCCTTTCTGTGTATTGAGGTCTTCGTTGTAGTCTTTCGACATTTGAGCGGCGATATTTTTTTGCATATCGTTTGTTGCAGAATTCAATCGTGAACTATCCACAATACCTTTCCTAGCCATGGCCGAGAGTTGCTGGCCCATCGTATTTTCATAGATACGATTGAAATAATTTGTTTTAGCATTGGCGTATGCGTCTGGTAATTTACCAGTTGCTAATTCAGCTTGTTCTTTGCGTAGGTTATCTACATCGTTTACCGTTTGACTATAAATAGATGACCAGTTAGGGTTAACTACATCATCTAATAATGAGGTGCCACGAGATACAAGCTGGTCTATACTTGGTTGGATTGAAGCTAAATACGCTTGTTGTTGGCGTAATAGTTGTTTTTCTTCCTCGGATAGAGGGCGTTCATGATATGAAGAACCACCTTTTTTACCCATTAATTAACCTCCCTTACGAAGTAATATTGCCATTGTCCACCTAAGAATTTTTTCTCTTTTAAGGTAGACTTAGTTAATCGTGCATACGCTTTAGGATTGTGAGGTGTAATTGTTGATACTCCTTTTAATCCTAGGCGTTTTGCATAAGCCTCCATAGTAGGAAAAGCTTTTTTAAAATCTATACTAACAGGACCACATTCTAAATATTCTCCACATACGCCATATGTAAAGAAAGAACCGTCCTCGAAAATGTGAATAAATGGATACCATTCTAGGTCCCAATCGTCCCAGAAATTACCCATTTTCTTATTGTATTTTTTAATCCATTTCACAATGTCTTCATCTTTAGCCATGTGACATCTCCATATAAAAAAAGTGGCACCCTTTTCAGAGTGCCGTTATATTATCCATATGGGTTTCTATTTGATGACCCTGTTCCTTTTAGAAAATCATCATGTTTACTACTTCGTTTTTTAGCTCCGAAACCAGAGTTGCGTCGTCCGCTACTAGAAGAACCTTGGCTTACTAAAGCCTCGTTTTCTTTAACAATGTCAAATGATACGAACTTAAAGACAATGTTACTGTCCGTTTCAAATTTAAACTGTAGTTTTGGCGAACGTATTTGACTCTTAAATTCTTTTTGTTGCTCTTCGGTAGTCCATGTATAATGAATTACAGTTTCATTAATAGAAATATCACCGCTACCAGCGGTATCTGACATTACGTCAATATATGTTCTGTATACGTTCATTTGGTGTGTGTCACGAATTTCACCGCTTTTAATCTCTTGGTGAATGGTTGTTTTATTATCATCGTGGTTATCCCACCGCAATTCATATAAGGAACCACTTGTATCATTCTCATTCATAGAGACTAACACATGATAACGATTTTCACATATTGATGTAATCTTATGAGGAAATACCCATTTACTAAAAGCTTTAAGCCCGTAATGATATACATATACTGTATTTCCACTATCTCCGCTTATCACCAATTGTTTGGTTCTACGCAAGTCAAAAATAAACGGATTATCTACTCTTCGTTTAATAAGAGGATTACACTTTTCACCAATATCTTTAGGTTCGAAGTTGGAGTATGTAAGAGATGTAGCATACGATTTCAATCCAGTTGTGGACATAAATACTACGTCTTTGCCTAAATTAGTACAAGCATGTCGTGATATAAAATCACTCTTACTACCTAGTTGCATGATATTCCAATCACTAGGCTCATTTTGTACTGTGTAAATTAACCCGTTATTTTTAAATACTAATAAATCTGTAGCCAGTTCGGCTACACCAACAATGTCCCCACCGTCTTTATACCCTACGTTCACGTCTTTCCGTGCGGAATCATCGTTGGAATTTTCGTGCCAGTCTTCCTCGTCCCCAATAGCCGAATAGATTAATAAATCTTGACCAGATTTAGATACTACTACTCGACCAGAACGTGTAAACACAATGTCTGCATTTGGAGATTCAGCAATTTCAGATACAGTTTGGTAGTTGTATTTTTGTAATTTACCACCACTTGCCGTCAAAAGATTACCGCCAAATTTAGTACATGTTGGACGCTTTGCGTCTCCATTTAGAGTTCCGATAAATTGAGGTGTTTTGCCAAACTCATATCTATAAATCTTTTTATTCTCTAAGAAAATAAAGAAATCGTTCATTTCATAGTCGTTATAGATATAAGTAATTGGAGAATCGAACGTATGTAGAGGGGAACCAAGCCCCCTCCGTGTACGTAATTTATCGCCCTCAATATCAAATTCAAAATTCTCTAAGTTTACACATTCGTTTTGTTTAAGGAATTCTGGTGATTTTGCGACGTTCATACCACCTGTTAAATCAACTAAAGTAACAGTTTGTATGCGTTGGGATTTACCAACTTTTTTAGCCATATTAGTTAATTATTCATTATCTGGTGCGGTTTTGTAGAAGTTGCCGAACCCTACAACCATACCGTCGAATGGTTCAGTTAATACTGCAAAATAGTCGGCTCTAATGCGTGTTAATTCAGTGCGTGTTCCTATGGTTCGTTGCCCTAAAAATGTTACTTTACGAGATGCTCCATCGCCAACACTTTGATATACTCTTCGAATTACAGGTACAAATGTTTCTTTTCCGATTTCTCCATATTGTGCGTAAATCGTTTTGATATTAGGATTGCCGATAGTATTTAATGTAGCATACAGCTTATCAAGTGGAATTTTGCTAGTTTCCGCATACCCAATAATTTTGTTAGGAGAATTAGAAATAAACTTAAATTCCGTAACGCCGTCATACACCCAAGCAGGTCTATCGGAAATATCATAATTTTTATCGATGTTATCTGTTTGGTTGGTAAGGTCAATTGTTAATACGTTACCTTCTTTAAATACTGTAATTCCATTTTTATCGGTAAATTGCAACTCCTTAATACCAGTAATAGTAATATTTGATACTTTTTCCCCTAACATATTGAAATAATCAACTACAATATCATCTTTTCCGTAAGCTGGGATTGTGATAGTTGCTGTTCCGTTCACAATCTCTACAGGCTCTCCACTACCGCTATCAAGGCTGACCTTATAATGGTCCTCACCTTGTAATGATAGCTCTGTTTGTCCTTTTGTTGGTTGCGTAAATGTTAAAGGCTTAATGTCTATCCGCGGGAATGGCTTGCCAATATTGCCAATTAAGGTAGTTATTACATTGTCAACTCTGGCACTTTCACACCACACATTACCTTGTAGCAACAATTGATGAGCGTTGTCGGCCGTAGCACTTGCACCGTCTCGTCCGTCATCGCCTTTATCACCTTTAGGGCCTTTCAAGGCTTCTAATTGGTCTTGTGTAAAATCAGCATATGTAAATGCTTCACCTTTGTCTCCTTTAGGTCCTTTTAATTGTTCGATTTGCTCTGGAGTTAAATCTTCAAATCGTAATGATTTACCAGGTTCTCCAGTTGCTCCTTTTTGTCCTTCGTAGATATTGACAACAATATTGCCACGTTCAACAACTTCTACATTATCCATATATTACCTCCTTAACGTTTAAGTTTATTAAGTATATTACTACTTAATAAGTCCATAAGTTTATCCATATGAGAAACCCCACTGTCTCTCATATTTTCTACGATAGATAAAAACTCACTGTAGCACGTGTAACCAATAGTAAATGTTACTGCTTTCATACCCAGCACAATACCACTATTACCAAAAGCATGGTCAATCATAACCGC